AAACGATTGCATGACTACACCATGCTTACATCAAATCCGCCACAAAGCGGTGCGGCATGGAGTATTGCATCCGCAATCAGAGCAAGGGGACAAGCATGAGGAAAAAATGCCAGCGCAAAATTTGGTCAACCACGATTAACCCGATCACCCACGCAATTTCTGGCGCTAGGGTGACCGACCAGGCATTATTGGACAAGCTGCGGATGCGGGAATTAAGCGCTTTTGACGCAATGGTGAAGGGCTGGGGCACGGTTGACGATTGGCGGCTGCTGGTCGACATGATGAACATTGCCGAAATGATGGGCAAAAACGGCATAGGTCCAGAAGTGCTGCCGTACTGCGAAGAAGGCTGCCAGGCCATGACCGAAGCAGCCAGGCGCTACCAAAACACCATGAAAATGGGTTTATCAGGCGTAGGAATCAATGCTTTGCGGGAAATCTGCGCCTACCATGATGCCCAGCGAACCAGCGTTTCCAGGTCGGTTTACGAAACCATGATTACCAAAACAGCCAATTACATCCGCAGCAAGGGGAAAGATGTGGTCGAAATCAAATGATGATCCCCAAACACAACTACGTCCGAAGTAAGAAGCTGCTGCAGCTGGTGGCGGGGCTGGACTGCCAATGCTGCGGAAGCGGTCAAATGGTCCAGGCCGCGCATACCAATTGGGGCGGTGGTAAGGGCCGCGGGATTAAGGCGGATGACAACCTGGTGGCTGCGCTATGCCAGAGCTGCCACTTTGAGATCGACCAGGGCGCAAACCTAACCAAAGCCCAGCGCCAGGAAAAATGGATACACGCGCACGTTGCAACCGTGGCAAAATTATGTGACCAGGGCGCATGGCCCGAAAATGTGCCAATTCCATCGTTTAGTGATATAGTGCAAACATGAACCATGAAGTAGCCGAATTTGTCGCCACTTTGCTGCATTCCAGCACGGTTACGCATTTTATGCATTGGTCCACAGAATCATTTTCCAAGCATAAAGCTTTAAGGAAATACTATGCACAAATTATTGACCTGGTTGACCAGTTCGCAGAAGCGTATATGGGCAGCTATGAGCAGCTTAAAAAATTCCCTGACGAATTTCATACGGAAAAAGAACCCGTAAAGTATTTAACCAGTATGAAGAAATTTGTCCTGGAAGCCCGCAAGGAGCTGCCCCAGGATACAGAATTACAAAATATTGTTGATGAAATTGCAGATTTGATTAACACTACTTTGTATAAACTCCGCTACTTAGACTAAGGAAAAATCATGGCTGAAATTATGAAGAACCAACCCAAGGGTTACGGCACACACGCCACAATGTCAGGCAACGCTAAAGCTAGCGATGGAACTGGCGAACGTGGCAGCGCAATGAAGAACATTCCTAACGCCATGACCAACAAAGTCGGCGCGGACAAAAAATTTGATGGCGGACGTTCTAGCGGCGTTTGCTATTCGCACGACCGTAAAAGCTGCCAATAATGGCTAATCCCCTAACCGCAATGATGGCGGCGGGGCAACAACAAGCCGACCCTGGCATGAACAGGGTTTCGGCGCTTGTGCCGCCAACAGCGCCAGCTCAAGTAAACCCAATCGAACAGGAATATTTCCAGCGGTTGGCAGCACAATATCCACAGCTGATCGAAGAGTACGCAGCACATCCCGAATCAAAAAGCGGTCGAATCATTAACACCGATGTAGCGCGGGAAATGTCGCCACAGTATCGGGAAGATCGGACCAGGTCCGCGGACGTTCACGAACCGTCCAGCAAATTTATGAAGCAGCTTTATGCCGACAAGCTCTCGCAGCCAACCCCCAAGGGCATGGATAACACGGTGGTATTTAGCGCGGGTGGAACTGGTGCGGGCAAGACCACGGCCTTGGACATATTGGAAGCGGTCGATCCCGCGCTTGCAAAAGCCGAAATGATCTACGACACCAACATGAACAAGTTTGAATCTGCCGACAAGAAGATCAAACAAGCCCTAGAAGCCAAACGCAAAGTCCGAATAATCTACACATACCGCGACCCAGCCGAAGCCCTGGAACATGGCGCATTGGCACGGGCGCACCGTATGGAAAAGACCAAAGGATCAGGACGGACCGTTCCAATTGGCGAACATCTAAAAACCCACATGGGTTCGCGCCAGGTAATCGAAGAGCTGCAGAAGAAATACGCCAAAAACCCCCGTGTAAACATTCAAATTGTGGACAATTCGTTGGGCAAGGGCAACGCCAGGGCAAGCCAGCTTGACAAGTTACCTAAATTAGAAGAAAATGAAGTCAAAAGGAGGTTATATGAGACTCTCGAAAGAGTACGTTCCCACGGAATCGGTGGAACGGAGCGCATCAGCGATGCCATCTACAGAGGAACTAAGGGCACTAACGCCCGCTGAACATCGGGAACTTCGGGCCTTTGAAGCTGAAAACAAAGGCTTTGCAGAACGCCTGGCTGCTGGATTGAACAAAGCAGTTATGCGCGAAGACATGGATGGAACTCGCGGTGTCTAGCTGCTCAACTTGTTTGTTCTTCAAGAACGCCCAAATTATGGGCAGCTGCCGCCGTTATCCACAAATGCTTAACAAACACGAAAACGATTGGTGTGGTGAACACGTTCTAGCGCCTATGGCCCTGGTCCAAATGCCCGTGTACGACATAATGACCGACACGGTTACAGAAGCCCCTAAACGCAAATACACAAGGAAAAAAGATGCTGCAGCCGTTGCGTGACCGCGTAGTGGTACGTCCCCAGGTAAGGACGCTATCCGAAATCATCGTGGTAAACAACAAAGAACCATTTAACGAAGGCACGATCATGGCGATTGGCCCAATGGTGTCAGAAGTGAAAGTCGGCGATTTCGTGAAATACGGAAACGGTGACTATTTGAATTGGCCTACGCATAACGTGGCGGGCCAAGACTACCAGGTAATTCAAGAAGCGGACATTTGTGCCGTAGTTGAAGCATAATCCCGAAACCCAACCCTTTTAAGGACTAAATCATGTCAAATTCAATTGCAACTGGTGTCGCATATAACGATCCAGAATTTTCAACTTGTTTCGTTACCGACCAACTTGGTTACGCTGCAGCTGCCCAGGGTGCTGTTACCCAGGATACCAGCAAGTCCACAGGCGTTACTTTAAACGCCAGCTCTGGTCAAATCACTATGAACAACGCAGCGCTGGCTGCAACCACTAACGTGGCATTCACTTTGACCAACAACAAGATTACCGCTAAAGACGTTATTATTTTTAACGTGGCTGGTGGTAACGCTACAGCTGGAACATACAACGTATTTACTTCAACCCTAACAGCTGGATCGGCAACCGTGGTCCTACGTAATATCTCAGGCGGTTCTTTATCTGAAGCTGTAGTGTTGAACTTTGCCATCATTCACGCACAGTAATGAACGAAGCAGCCTTAAAAGCCAGGATTGAACTCTTAACCGCCCAGGCCCGTCAAATGGAGCAAACTCTCCAGGCGATCGGCGGGGCGATCCAAGACTGCCAATTCTGGTTAACCCAACTGGAAGCCAAAAATGCCCCTGATCAAATCAATGACACCCAAAGCGCTGAAAGCTAATATCAAAAAAGAGATAGAAGCTGGCAAGCCGCCCAAACAAGCGGTGGCAATTGCCTATTCAGTAAAACGGGAAGCTGCCAAGAAACCAGCGAAAAAGAAATGAAACCAGGACTCTACGCCAACATCCACGCTAAACAAGAGCGCATCAAACGGGAAAAAGCCGAAGGCAAGCCCGTAGAGCGTATGCGTAAGCCTGGAACAAAAGGCGCACCCACAGCTGCAGCATTTAAACAATCCGCTAAGACAGCTAAAAAATGACAGAAGAAGTTAAACGCCCCGTAGGTCGCCCAAGCTTGTATGACCCCGCATATTGCGACCAGGTAATAGAGCTAGGCAGCCAAGGTAAATCCATTGAACAAATAGCTGCAAAGCTAGGGGTTTCTACTAGGGTGCTATTCGATTGGAAAGACAAGCACGAAGAATTTCTGCGCGCCTTGGACCAGGCGAAGGAGCTAGAGCTAGATTGGTGGGAGAACATAGCTCAAAACATGATGATTGAACACAAAGACGGATCGAAGTTAAACAGCTCGATCTGGTCCAGATCAATGGCTGCACGATTCCCCAAGAAGTATCGGGAAAGCACAAAGACAGAGATCACAGGGGAAAACGGCGCACCGCTACTGCAAGGCATCCAGGTCACATTTGTAAAGCCGAATGAATGACATAGTCAACCAGGCGATAGCTAAAGCGGAATTCCCAATTAAGCTCAAGGGCTTGTTTGAGAAAAGCCGCTACAAAGTCGCATACGGTGGACGGGGTGGAGCTAAGAGCTGGGGCATAGCTAGGGCGCTACTGATAAAAGGCGCTAAAGACCCGATCCGAATCCTTTGTGCCAGGGAATTCCAAACATCTATTAAAGACAGCGTCCACAAGCTGCTATGCGACCAGATCGAAGCGCTTGGACTGCTAGGGTTTTATGAGATAACCCAAAACAGCATCCGCGGCAAGAACGGAACAGAGTTTGCATTTGTCGGCCTACGCAACAACGTGGCAAACATCAAAAGTTACGAAGGCGTAGATATTGTTTGGGTGGAAGAAGCCCAAACAACCAGCCGCCTATCCTGGAACATCCTAATTCCTACCATCCGCAAACAGGGCAGCGAGATATGGATTAGCTTTAACCCAGAGCTGGAGACTGACGAAACCTATCAGCGCTTTGTGCTAAACCCGCCCCAGGACTGCATCCAGATCAAGATCAACTGGAGCGATAACCCCTGGTTTCCCGATACGCTGCTGCTGGAAAAGGACGCATTAAAGGCCCGCGACCTGGAAGCATACAACCAGGTATGGGAAGGCCTATGCCGCCAATCAGTCGATGGGGCTATCTTTGCCAAGGAGCTGCAGCAAGCGGAGCTGGACGGACGGTTGACCAAAGTCCCATATGACGCAACCAAACCAGTTCATGCCGTGTTCGACCTGGGATGGGCCGACAGCACAGCCATTTGGTTTCTGCAGTTTGTGGGCATGGAAACCAGGCTAATCCGCTACATCGAAGACAGCCAGAAGACCATTAGCCACTACCTGGCGACCATGCAAACGTTTGGTTATGTGTACGACAAGGTATGGCTGCCACACGATGCGGAGAATAAAACCCTGGCTGCAGCTGGTCGGTCCATTGATGACATAGTGAGGGCAGCTGGATATAAAACCCAGATATTGCCCCGTGTGCCAATCCTGGACTCGATCAACGCTGCCAGGACCATATTCCCCAGCTGCTACTTCGACCGCGAGAATGCAGCCGAAGGGATTAATTGCTTACGTCACTACAGATATGAAGTCGACCCAGCTACGGGCCAGTTCAGTCGAAGCCCGTTACATGATCACTATTCCCACGGGGCGGACGCATTCCGCTACATTGCGCTAATGATTAAAGAACCAGCAGCCAGAAAACCCAAGGCCCAGGTTGCAATGGTTGCGGGATGGATGGGGTAGGTGAGATAATTTCTCAATAAAGAGGTAAACCAATGGCACAAACAAACGAAGCACCAGACGGAAGAATCCAGGAAGCCATCAAGTTTTGGCATTTAGTCAATGATGCGGATTCAATGAACCGCGCCGAAGCTTTGCAAGACATTAAGTTTGCAGCTGGCGACCAATGGCCCGTGGAGATACAGAACTCGCGCAACCTGGAAGCCCGCCCTTGTTTGACGATTAACAAGATCGATGCCTACATCCGCCAGGTGACAAACCAGCAGCGTATGCAGCGCCCCAGGATTAAAGTGCAGCCAGTAAACAACCTGGCAGATTACAAGATCGCCCAGGTGATCGAAGGCATGACCAGGCACATCGAAGTT